AAGAACGGTTTCATCAGGTTTTGATGACATCATCTGATCCACAAGAGACATCCGCGCATCCGCAATTATAGACTTAAACACAGGGCAATCTAATAACTCCCTTGCTTTCATAGCCTTATCTGATAGGGCAACGTAATCCATGCAATCCGCTTCTAAAGTATAACTCTCATAGCACTCAGTAGTGCCATTGTTTCTTTTTGTTCTATTTCCAAATAAATGTCAATAATTTCCATATCTTCTTTTAAAAGAGCTTTAAGGGCTATCAAAGCATCCTGTAATTCCTTTTGCTTTTGCCTTTCTTTAGCCTCAAGGATTTGCTGCGTTTTTAATGCTTTCTCTAACCGCTTAATCTCTAAGTCTAAAACCTTAGACTTTTCAATGTTTTGAGAATAATCAATAAGTTTTCTGACAACCCTTTTAACCTTTGGCTGTTCAAACGCAATGATCTTTTCTCCGATGTTTTGTAGCTCCTGATCTTCTATTTTGCGAACGCTAAACCTAAGGACCTCTGCTTCTTTTCCCATCTTTTTCTTTGTTTTTCCCGTATTTGTTTTCTTTTGGCTTCTAATATGCCACCGCCAATAGAGGGCACACTTGGTGATGTAATGGATGGCGTCCAGTAGTTTCCTGACCAGTATGTTTTTGCCCAATACTGATTTGACCACATTTTAAAAGGCTACTCTGTTTCAATACGCGTAACGCGACCATTCTCACGGACAATGCGCTTTGGTTTCTGTATCATGGATAAAGCACTCTGTGTGTTTTGCGTGCTTGCAGCCGAAAACTCCTTAATGGCATCCCCAATCTTTGAAATAGCCTCACTCACAGATGCCATGTGCTTTTCCATATTGCTTTCTTTTTCAGAATCCTCACTTTCTTCCTCTTGCTCTGGCGGCTCAGCCGTCATCAAGGCGCGATTTGATTCTTCCTGCGCAATTTGTCTGCCCTGCTCCATCAATAACTTAGCTTTCTCAAGTTCCAACTTTTGAAGAGAGATTTGCGCTTTCATCACTTCAACCTGTAGCGATCCTGCCTTATAAGCCGCATCTGCCGCCACTCTTCCTTCTTCAATGTCCATTGCCTTATCCATAGGCTCAGGCGGTGGTGGTGTAGGCTGAAACTCATCAGGATTCGCAAAGTATTTCTCCACATCACCCAAACCAGACAACGTCACCAACTCCGACATTGTCCTATACAAATGCTGAGGCGTTAAAAGAGGATTATTCATCAAACCCTGCGCCGCTATGTTCTGCTGCAATGCCAAAACACCCTGCAACGCTAAAACCTTTGCTTCCTTGTCCGTCCGACCCGTGCCCACCGTAATGTCAAAAGACTTCCGCTTTCTCCATTCCCTAGGATCAACCTCGTAATACTTACCAGAATCACGCAAGATCATCGAATCTTTAGCATACTTCCTAAGCAACTCATGCGTCTTTAAATACAATGATTTAATACCAGTCTCAGCAAAGATACGCACAATGTTCTTTAATTTCTTTTGAGACGCATTCAAAATACTTGCGCCCACAAACTGCGTACTTTCCGATAATGCCGCTGGGTCCAATCCTTGCGTCACCTTCGATATACCCGTGCGACGCTCCGCTAACTCGTCCAACAGCCCCAATATCGGTATGTTCTTATCCGCCACATACTCCACATTCAACGGCAATATGCCATCCGTATTTGCCGCTGGAATCACACCCCCAGGATCAGCATCCGCCAGCATCTTTGTATCCACTCCCGTCGTATCAGGAACAATTGTCACGGGCGCATTGTGCTGCATCATGTTGTTTAACGTGCCACGCAATAAGGTACTCTTGTACCTCTGAATATCCCCAATCTCGTCATACTTGGAAATACCCCAAAACCTGTGAGGCACAATGTTTGGTGACAATGCACAGTAAGGAATCGAATCCGCCTCTTCACATTCCAACACCACAGTCACACCATTTCCAGTTTGCCCATAGCCAAACGTTCCACCAACAATGGCACGATATAACCGCATATCCCCACTGTTCTTAACATCTGCCCGAAAGTATGTTTCCATAATCTCAACGCGATCCGTAAACGTGCTTTTATCGCCTGCACCAACATTCTGAAACGAACTCAAGCGATCCGAATCCCTTGCCCGCTCTTCCTCAGAATTAAACAAAATCGTTGTCTTAGGAACACGCTCAATTTTCTCTAAACTATAACCAGCCGCCACCAAATCAGACCGACGCGCAAACACACGCTCAGCCACAAACATGGCCTCATCAAGATTTAAACTCGAATGCGTTTTATCCACGTAAAAGTTTTCAGGCTGTATGCATTCAATACGAACCTGTGACACATCACTCTTTCTAACACAATCCACATCAAACCGCGCCATCATCGTCATTTCAGGCGGCATCATCTGTATCTCTTCAATAGATAACTCTTGCTCACCAAGAAACGCCGTGGCCGCCTTAACCTCTACATCCTTATCTTCCATCAAAGCCGAAAACGCCTCAAACGATTGCATCTTGTACGTCTCGCGCTCTTTGTTAACCACATCGTCCCAATAAACTTTGACAATCCCATTCTTCTGGATCAAAGCATCTTTTAGCCACGTGTAAAACAACAAGAAACCATTGTTCTGTTCCTCAATAATGGTTTTCACCATCTTGGTTTCTTGCTCTGCCGCTTGTATATCGTTCATGTTCTCAGCCACAAACGATCCAATGGGTGACGTGCTAAAGTATATGTCCATGCACTCCGCTAACGTCCATTCAACAGCATCAAAGACATCAGAGGATACAAACTCACTCCATCCCTCTTTCTCACCGCCAAATAAATCACGATTGTAGTATTTAAGACCCAACGTCCTCTCTCTGGTTAAGTCGGTGTTATACTGCCCAATGTCTCCCCAATAGGACTGGATAATACCAATAACATCATCATCTTTTAGCTTAGCCATTAAACCATCATCCTTCTGCTAGGGGCTGCATATGACATCCGACGCGATGCCACCTTACTAAATCCTTCGCACGCATACCGTAAAGCGTCAATACAATGATCTGCCTGATTCTTTTCCAGCTCCGGCAACACCTTCCCGCTGTCTTTGTCGGTAGCATAGCTAAAGAACGAAAGCTCGTTTATTGTCTCTTCGCACCGTGGATGCACAACAACCCTGTAACCTTTAAGAAAATTGATGCCTTCCTCAACACTGTTTGCGCCTTTCAAACTAGGCATCATCTTGGGGTATCCGTGATTCCTCATGTGCGATATTGTCTCCGGCCTTGTACAATCCGCAACAATCACATATCGCTGGCTTTCAGGGATGCTTAAAAACATCTTGGGAAGGTCTATAATGTCGCACTGCCTCAAAACTAACTCATAATCTATGTATAACGTGCGCTCTTTCAAGTAACAGCGTATCAAAACTGTGGGATCTGTACTAAAACCCCAATCACACCCAAACTGAAAGACAGCATCAGGATCAGTATCAAAGGCCTTGATAGTCCAGTTTGTAAAGACTGTCTTTTCATCAGGATCACTTGCAAACTGGCCAAAGATAAACCTTTGTTTTTGCTGCTCATTCATGTTCTCCATTAGCTGCTGGATATAGTCGCTGGATATGTTTTGCAAGTTATCGGCAGGGTTTAACACAAGCGACACATAGTCGGCAGGGTTGGCGTGTTTCTCTTTGCTGTAGTAGTTAGTGCCCTGCACAAACATGGGGAAAGACCAATGCGAAACATGCGGCGGGTTTTGATCATAGAAAAACTTGTTCTTGGCCGCACTCTTTTGGCTTAACCGTGAATACATGAAAGACACGGTACTGAACATCATCTCGCTGCATTCATTAAAGTATATGGTGGTGTATTCATTCCCCAACATCTTTTCCTTTGCGCCTTCGTCCACACCCATGATCTCTATCATGGAACCGTTGGGAAAGGTGATTGTCATTTCTGTTTTGTTAACCTTGAGAGCAACACCAAGATAGCGACTGGCGATCACATCCTGAACAGTACCAAGCCATAACGAACGCCTTGCTGCTGTCTGTGTCTGCCTGATAATAGCGTGTCGCGTGTTTGGATACTTCAAAGCCCGCAAAAACACCGTATGCGTCAAGAGAAACGTCTTACCAGACCGTGAACCACCATAAAGCATGACATGCTTGGCGTCGCTGCTAAGTAGCTTTAAAGCCTCTTTTTGCTTATCAGTCCAAGCAATAAGCATCAAATATCCCTTTCATCAGGGGCGACGATTATAGGATTGTCTTTCTGTCCACCAATATTGATCTTTGTTGCCTCATTGTAACCATACATCGCGTTTAGCTCTTTTAAAGCCCCTGTGGCACCTTGTGCATGGTTTTGGTCCCTAGCCATCTTGTATGTGTCTAACAGTGCTGCCATGGCCATTTCACGGGTCCACACGACGCCTTGTTCGGCTCTTGCTTTGAGTTCAGCTATCATATCAGCTACGTTACTCTTAGT